GGAGTTGCCTGACCGGGCGCCCCTCCCGGGTGGCCCGCGATGATCGGGGCCGGGGGCTTCTCCGCCTGCTTGGCCGCCGCGTCGGCGGCCGTGGTCTTCGACTTGAGCGCATCGACGGTCGCCGAGGAGTAGTCCTCGAGGTCGGCCCAGGTGATGATCTCCTTGCCGGAGATGATCGCGTGGGTGTCGCCCTCCGGGCCGATCGGCGGCTCGTTGATGTCGGCGCGGGCCTCGTTGAGCGACCAGAGGCCGTTGCGGATCCGCTTGTCGCGGATCTCCTCCACCGTGGAGTCGTCGCGCCAGTCGATGTCCTTGAAGCCGATCGCCCAGCCCTCGACGCCGAACGCCTGCTCGGTGAGGTGGAAGTTCAGCTTCTCCAGGATGATCGAGGCGATCGGCCCGCAGGTGTTGACGCGGAAGGTCTTGTCCTGGGAGGTGCCGGTGCCGCCGCCGATGTTCCCGGACTCGATCACCCCGACCTTGCTCGGCGGGACGCCGGCCTCCGAGAGGATCGTGTCCCGGCAGGAGTCGAGGATCTTGAGGTAGTCCATCAGGGCGCCGACCCGCAGCTCCTGGGCCTGCACGCCGCCCCGCGTGGTGATCGGGTTGCCGATGTTCGCCGAGCCGAGGTTGCGGACCGAGTACTGGCCGCGCCAGGCCCGCACGTCGTCCGGCTGGACCTCGAGCGGGAAGTCGAAGTGGAGACGGGCGGGGTCGCCCTTCTTCATCGTCTCCTTGACCGTGGCCGCGGTGAACAGCCAGATCGTGACGGGCAGGAGCGCCTTCTGGGCGATGCCCATGCCGTAGAGCGAGCCCTTCGGGGCGTCCATCGAGATGTGGATGACCTCGTGCGGCTCGAAGTGCGCGGTGCGGGTGTCGACCACCTGGTCGTAGCCGTTGACCTGGCCGTGCTCATCGGCGTCCACGATCATCGTCGCCGGGTCGAGCGGGTAGAGCGCGACCGGGAGCCCGAGGAGCCAGACGACCTCGAGGAAGGCGTCGCCGTAGATGCCGAGGTCCGTGGCGACGCCGCGGAGCAGCTGGATGATGTCCTGGTGCGGGTTGCAGAAGTCGAGGAGCGCCTGGAGCTGCAGCACGCCCGGGGGCGGCTCGGTCGGCGGCTGCTCCTCGGTGTCGTCGGCGTCCGCGGTCGGGTCGATTGAGACACCGCCCGCGGTGATCGTGCGCGCGATCGCGTCGATCGGCGCGGAGAGCCAGGGGCAGCCGACGTAGGCCTGGTAGAGCGACTGCATGAACGCCGAGCGGCCGTCGGGGTAGTCCCCGCCGGGGTTGTTCTTGTTCGCCCCGCCCCAGGGGACATCGGAGTCGTAGCCGCGGCGGGCCTGCTGGGCGGCGGCGGCGAGCCCCGGGTCCACCCGCACCGCGGCCGCCTCATGGAACAGCGGATTGGGCGCGGTCTCGAAGGCCTGGGAGCCGTCCGAGAGACGGCGAGCCCGGCGCAGGGCGGCACGGTCCACGAGGCCACCTCCGATCGGTCAGGGGCGGCCTGTGGGCCGGAACGGCGGTCAGATCTGCGACCAGGGCGATGCGCTCTGCCGGGCGGCGACGCCCGGGGTGACTCCGGGCTCCGGCGTGTAGCCGGGGACGCGGAGGTCGGCCGGCTCGTAGGCGTAGGAGCCGCGCTGGACGAGCTCGGTGTCGAGCGGCGCGTCATCAAAGATCATCTGCGGGGTGATCCCCACCGCCATGATCAGGTAGCGGGCCGCGTCGTAGTGGTGATCGGCGGCGTTGGTGTCGACGTCCTCCGGCCGCTTCGGGTCCCGCGGCAGGGTCTCCATCGAGACCAGCAGCTCCGGGCACGCCCCGTCGAGGACATGGAGCATCGGGCAGACGTCGAGGCCCTGCTCGCGGTGGTAGGCGCACGCCGGGCCCGGCGCGAGGTAGGTGTGCATCCGGCCCTTGCCGCCGAGGCGGTCGTTGTCCGCCTTGCGCAGGGCGACGCCCTCCATCGCGTACTGCGAGGCCGGGGGGAGCGCGGAGCCGGTCTTGCCCCACATCGCCGGGTCCGCGGCGCGGAGCACCGGCCGCCGCTCACCCTCGAGCGCGAGGATCCGGCGGGCCTGCTCCTTCTCCGGGGTCTGACGCATCGTCAGCTCCCCGTAGAACCACATCCGGCCGTCGTTGTCCCGCGCGGCCATGACGTAGGCGGCCGGCGCGGACCAGCCGTAGTCGAGGCCCGCGTACCGGTGCCAGGACTCGGGGATCTCGAAGTGCGGCACGACGATCCGGTCCCGCCGCCAGTCCGGGAACGCCTGGTCCGGCATGACCGACCAGTCGCCCTCGGCGATCCGCCGCCGCAGCTCCGGGTCCTCGATGCCCTTGAGCGTCTCGGCGTAGTCCCCGACGAACGGGTTGTCGGAGATCTTCGCCGGGATGAAGATCCGGCGCCGGCCCGCCCCGTCGATCACCTCGCGGCGGCCGTAGTCCGTCGCGTCGACCCAGCCCTCCTTGACCACCCGGTGCCCGACGAACCCCGGGTTCGACGCGGACCGGATGCCCAGGCACGGCACGCCGGGCACGCCGGAGCGGACGCGGGTGTAGAGGAAGTTGACCACGTCCGGGTCGATCGTCGTGCGCTCGTCGAGGATCAGGAGGTTGATCTCGGCGGAGGACAGCGCGGACGCCTCGTCGAGGTTCTTCGCGTGCGCGAAGGTCAGCACGGAGCCGCCCGGGAAGCGCAGCTCGTAGCGGGAGCCGTTCCACATGCCGCCCAGCACGCGGGCGTACCCGAAGCGCGCCAGGAGCCGGAGCACCGACTGGTTGAGCTCGGGGAAGGAGCGCCGGAACCAGAAGACCTGGATGCCGGGGAACCGCACGCACGCGCGCAGCGCGAGCATGAGCAGGCTGTGGCTCTTCCCGCCACCGCCCGCGCCGCCATAGAGGACATCCAGGTCCTCGTCCGGGAGGTCCACGAACCGCTCCTGCGGGCACTGCCCGCACCGCGGCGGCACCGGCCGGCCCTCCGCCCGCGCGAGCGCCTGCTCCTTGCAGTTCGGGGTGAACCCCAGCAGCTCGAACGCATCCACCCGGGACATCCGCGTCGCGATCTGCCGCTCCCGGATCGCCCGGAGCCGCTGCAGCTCCTCGAGCATCGTCAGCGGCGCCTCGATGAGCAGCTCGGACTTCTTCGGAGGCATCATCACCTCCGCGAGCCGGGTTTTCGCAGGTCAGCGCGGCTTGGGGATAACTCTGGTGAGGGTCACCTCGTACTTGCGTTCCGAGGTGAGCAGCAGCGCAACGCGACCACAGTTCTTCGAGCCGGTGCGCCGGAGGCGTGCCGGGCCGCGCCGGAGGCGCGCACGCTGTATCTCAGACCTGTGGTCCGGAGGCTCTATCGCAGACCTCTATCTCGTACCTGTATCGGGGTACCTCTAAGAAGCCCGGGAAACCGCGGGCCGGTCCACCGGAGGGCGGCTAGCCGGAGGGCGGGTGACCGGACGGCGGCGGACCGGAGGCCGGTTCACCGAAGTACGGGTAACCGATGCCCGGAAACCCGCCTTCGGTCGACATGGAAAAACCGACGACCGGGATCCCGTCGTCGGTTCTACCTGGGAAAACTACTCGGGATCGGGCACGGCGCGGAGGCGTGAACGGACCTCCTCGGCGACCGCGGCCGCGACCTCCTCGGGGTCATCGCCGACCATCCACACCCAGCCCCAGAGCCCGGTCTCGGCGTCCTGGACGCGCGCACGGCCGAGGTAGCCGACCGTCTCCAGCTCCTTGAGCGCGGCCCGGATCGCCTCCCGGCCTTCCTTGCCCTGCTTGGCGAGCTGCTCCGCGGAGGTCCGCCAGCCGTCCGGCCGGGACATGATCGAGGCGAGCACGCCGCGGGCGCGGTAGCTCAGACGCTCGTCCTGCAGGACGTGGCGGGCGATGCTCTCGTAGCCCTTGCCGACCTTCTTGGTCCTGGCGCCTCCGGCGGCCGCGGTGCTCACCGCTGGTCCCCCAACAACGCCGTCAGCTTCTTACAGGCGAGTCGAGCGACACTCGCCGTGTCTGGGGACGAATCTGGCTCGTCCTGGTTACACTGCTCCCGCAGCATCACGTAACTCCCTGGGCCTGAGGGAGTGTGGTGTTGGACCTCGAGGTGGGGGGCGCTACCAACGCCCTCCACCTCTATTTTTTCGCCGAGGCGAGCCCAAACCACACGCATGTAGTTCTCCGTAGCGCGATGACCATACCGCGCCGCGCGGATACTCTGCGAGAGTGACGCGCCGGTGAATCAGGCGGGTGAGCGGTGGACCCGCTGTTCCAGGATGGACGGGTCGCAGAACAGCGCCTGACCTGCGGGAACGGCCTCGGAGGCGACCACCTTGATGCGGGTGTGAGCCTCGTGGCGGTCCTCGATCTCCCGCTGCGCGGCCGCGACCGCCTCGTAGTCGTCGGGATGGACGGCGAGGACCTTGGGCCGCGCGAGCTCGCCGGCGACGAAGTTCAGCAGGGCGCGGATGCCCACGCTCACCGCGTCCCCGTCCATCACGCTCCCCGGGTGAAGTAGAGGTAGGCGATCCAGGCGAGGAGCCCGCACACGACGATGAGCGCGAGCGCGATCACCGCCGACCAGGCCAGCGGCAGCGTGCGCCGCTGCGCGCGGTCGGCCTCGGCGAGCTTCTCGGCGAGGTCCGCGACGAGGGTCTCCATCCGCTCGGTCGCCTCCGGGTCGAACACCGCGGGCCGCTCGGGGAGCCGCGGGGCCGGGCGGGGCTCGGGCCGGTCAGGCATCGGGGCCGCCCTTGTCCCGGCAGAACCACAGCGCGGCGGCGATGAAGACGACGAAGCCGGCGACCTCCCCGAGCATGAACATCGCGCGCCTCACCGCGGGGCCCGGCACGGGAAGAACCGGCCGGGGTGGACGATCAGGAACCCCTTGTCGTTCATGTCGGTGAGCCGTCCGGGCTGCCGGCACACGGCGCAGGTGACCCGCATCGGGTCGGCGTTGAGCGCCTCGTCGGTCACGGGCTCCGCGGGGGCGGGATCGTGCTGGGGCATGGGAACCTCACGATGGGATCGCCTGGGGCCCAGCGCATCGCGCCGTCTGCGGGCTCCAGGTCGTCCGGGTCGCGGACGTGCCAGCACGGCCGGGGGTCCGGCCGGAGGATGACGTCGGCGAGGTCCGCGTCCTCGGACTCTGGATGGTGGACGGGTAGCCCCGGGCGCCACCAGGAGGCGTCGCGGGGCTGCCGTCGGGCCACGATCGGGAGGCGTGCCGCCACGGCGCGCACCGTAGATCACGGCACCGACAAACTCATGCAGGTCAGCGCACGTCCGCGGGCTGCAGCGTCGCCGCTATGGGAGGGAGTAGGTGCATCCACGCCCGATCGGTCGGCCTACTCCCCCTGGCTGTGCGTGCGTACGGCTTGGCGGCCCGGGGAAGCGGACCTGTCCAGGGTATCGGTCTTTAGGCCGGATGACGCCTCTTCGTGACAGAAGATCACTGACAGTAACGCCGATTGCCGGGGCCCCGAGCAGGCGGTGCATATCCATCTCAGCGAGGAGATACGGCGATGCGTACGCCGCAGGCGGCAGGCGAGATCTTCCTTCAACAGTTGCGCCGGAACTACACCGGCACCCTTCGAGGCTAGGACCTCGCGCCGGCCTAACGACTCGCAACCGGAACCTTCACGGGTTGCGCCTGTTCGCAGGGAGAGCCTGGCGCCTCGCCTCTGATCACGCCCGTCACTGCACGAGACCTCAACAGGGAGCACCCGATGAAAGAGCTGTCACGGGCAAGGATCGCCTGGGTCAGCGCCATGACCATGGGCTTTACTGCGGTTAGCGCCAACCCTATCTCAGCCCCGGCCTGGGCCCAGGAGGGCTGCCTCCATACACCGGCGACCATCGTCGGCACCGCCGGCAACGATGTGCGAACCGGAACCGCCGGTCGTGACGTGTTCCAACTGCTGGATGGAAGAGACCGGGCCGACGGACTCGCCGGCGATGACCTGATCTGCGGCGACCGCGGCGACGACACGCTGATAGGGAATTCAGGCGCTGACCACTTAGATGGCTTTTTGGGGGACGACCGCCTATTCGGCGGGGACGGGAACGATATCTTAGTCGGTTTGCACGGGGCCGACCAACTGTCCGGCGGCAATGGGAACGACTTCATGCACGGCGAACGCGGCTCCGACGGCCTGGAGGGTGGGGCCGGGAACGACCACCTGGTGGGCGGGAGGCACAACGACGGCCTGCAAGGCGGGTCCGGGAACGACGTGCTGGACGGCGGCCCCGGCTTCGACGTCTGCAGCGGTGGCTCCGGTGCCGACACGTTGATCGACTGCGAGTGGGGCGACGACTGACGGCTCACGTCGCCGAGCTGGTCAGCGCACGTCCGCGGGCTGCAGCCCCGACGCCTGACACTTCCGTCCGGGAGCGTCCGCGCGGGTGTGCCGGACGAAGCGGCCGCGGACCAGCTCGACGTCCTGTGCTCCGCAGTGCGGGCAGGTCAGGGCACCGGGCGAAGGTGGCGACCAGGTTCCGGACACGGGCTGCTCACCTCCCGACGGCGCAGAGTCGGCGGGGTCGGGCCCCGCTGGTGCTGGTAGTGCGAGCCGAGGCCGGGGGAGCCGTACGGCCGGGCCACCGGGGTGGAGCACTCCTCGAAGGTGAGCTGCCCGATCGGCATGTCCGGCTCCAGCACGATCACCAGCTCGGAGACGTTGGCGATCTCGAGGGTGATGTGCCCGGAGAACCCGGGGTCGATCAGGCCGGCGGTGCAGTGCACGAGGAGCCCGAGCCGGCCGTTGGTGCTCTTGCCCTCCAGGCGGGCGGCGATGTCGCCGGGGAGGGTGAGCACCTCGCGGGTCGAGCCGAGCACGAACTCGCCGGGCCGGAGCCGGTAGCCGTCGCTGCAGTCGTCGGGCTCGGTGAGGTCGTCCGGGATCGCGCGGAGCGGCCACACCTCCCGGTACTTCTCGAAGACCCGCAGCTCCGGGGCGAGGGTGACGTCGATCGAGACCGGCTGGAACCGGTCGATCGCGGGGCTGGGGTCCAGGCGGATCCGGCCCTGCTCGATCTGCTCGGCGATGTCGAGGTCGGAGAGCATCACGCGCCCCGCCGGCCGGGCTCGGGGACGCGGACGCGGACGGTCTCCCCGGCGGAGACGGTCGGCAGCACCGGGGAGAGGTAGTCCGGGCGGTCGTGGAGCGCGCCGGCGAGGCCGTACCGCACCTCGTCCACGCCGTCGGGGACGGTGAGCGCGGCGCCGGTCTCGGGGAGGACGTCCGTCCACTCTGTGAGCTGGTCACCGGCGGGTGAGAAGAGCGCGGCGCGCGGGCCGATCGCGGCGAGGATGCCGCCGGTGTGCTCGGTCAAGGGTCCTCCTGGGATGGTCAGGGGGCCGGGGCATCACCCCGGACGTAGCGGGCGACGGCGTGCGCGGCCGAGTCCTCGATCGCCTCCCGGGCGTGCTCGTAGCGCATCGTGGTCTCGAGCTTGGTGTGGCCGAGGAGCTTCTGGACGTCCCGCACGTCCTGTCCGGACTCGCGCGCCAGCGTGGCGGCGGTGTGGCGGAGCGAGTGCGGGGTGATGTTCTTGGTGATCCCGGCGGCGCGGACCAGCAGGGAGAGCCGGTAGGCCACCTCATCGCGGCGGAGCGGGCCGCCGAGCCGGCCGGTGAACAGCGGTCCGGAGCGGCGGCCGTCGAGGTAGCGGGCGAGGGCGGTCACCGCGTCGGCGGGGACGGCGACGATCGCGTTGCGGCCGCCCTTGCGGCGGACGATCAGGGAGCCCTTCTCCGGGTCGAAGTCGGCGGCGCGGGCCGTGCACAGCTCGGAGACGCGGATGCCGGTGTAGACCATGAGCCGGACGAGCGCGGCCTCCCAGGGGCTGCGCTCGTCGGCGGCCGCGAGGACCCGCTCGACCTCCGCGCGCTCCAGGTGCGGGGACTTCGCCCACTCATCCGCCTTCGGGCGGTTGCGCATGTTCGCCACGGGATTGCGCGGGACGTCGTCCTCGTACTCGCTCATCCCGTACTTGTAGAAGGAGGACACCGCGGCCAGCTTGCGTCCCATGCTCGCTTCGGTGAGGTTGCCCGCCTCGCCGGACATGAGCCATTCGAGATAGCTGTCCATGTGGCGCTTCCTGGCCGTTAGGACGTCGATGCCCCAGGAGTCGCAGTAGTCGAAGAACGTCCGGATATCCCGCGCATACGCCTTGCGGGTGTTCTGCGACTTGTACCCGAGTAGCCAGGCACCGGCGATCTCATCCCGGAGCGCCGTCCGCGGAACGGACAGGGTGCCCTCTCCGGTGAGCAGTGCTTCCGCCGGGAGTAGTTCGCCCTCGATGTACGAGACGACCGCTCCGTCACCCGCGTCCGCTTCTGGAGTCCGCATAAGAGAGATTATCTGGAATCGGACAGCCCGGGCCGCGGAGGGGGGCTCCGGCGTGTCGACGCTACCGCGCCGCGCGGCGCCCGGAAGTAAGCGGGCGCTTGCATCTATAGCGCGGTCTCATCATGAGACGACTATCCACGCGCCCAGCGACGCGGTGATAGCCACCGTATTACGGTGGCTCTTGACGCGGCGGGATCAACGAGCGTCGAGCTAGGCAAACGCGACGGAAGGGAGATACGTCATGACGAGTGACAAGCAGCGCGTTCGGTTCCAAGGCGGCCCGATGAGCGGGGCGGAGATCGAGATGCCCGCGAACGTCGACCCGGCCGAGCTCGATCTCGTCGTCACCTCCGGCGGGATCGTCTGGGACCGGCGCGGGCGCCGCCCCCTCCGCGGCGCCCGCATCATCCGTCGCCCCAGCGACGAGCCGTAGAGTCAGCGCATGACCAGCCTGAGGCGGGCGGCCGGAGCGGTGCTCGGCGCCGCGGCACTCGCGGTCCTCGCCGGATGCTCGTCCCAGCCGGGACCGGTCGCCTCGTGGGACAGCTCCGCGGCGGCGGAGCCCCCGAGCGGCTCGGTCGATCAGCCCGTGATCGGCGTGGCCTATCCGTTCGACCTGCCGACGCACTGCGGCATCTTGTTCGCCCAGTTCGGGGGGCGGTGGTCGGCGGTCACCCCGACCGCCCAGCCCCACCCCATGGGGCGAGACCAGACGGCCGGGACGATGACCCTCGAGGACGATCAGCACGCGGTGTTCCGCTGGGACAACCAGGCCGCGGACTTCGTGCCCGCGGACGGTGAGCCGCGCTGCCAGTGACCGGGGCTGATCGCCGGTCCGTCAGTGATAGACGGAGTACAGCTCCGCGAGCTGGTTGAAGTCATCCGAGGACGGATACGACGGCGGGTTCGTCTCGCCATCGAGCGCCGTGCCGCGCATGACGTCGCAGCTGCAGGTGTTGTGGCCGAGGCCGAGGATGTGCCCGAGCTCGTGGGTCTCGACGGCGAGGTGCACGTTGGCGTTCTTGCCGGCCTCGTAGTGGTCGTTCAGCTCGACCCAGTTGCCCTGCTCCGCGAACGGGCCGCCGGGCCCGCCGGTGGAGACGACGCCGGTGCCGTTCGGCCAGAACAGGTGCGCGTACCCGGCGTAGCCGTCAGCGCCGTAGTCGGCGTCGTAGACGTCCACGCAGCGGGCGCCGGCCTTGAAGGGGCAGGAGTTCCACAGGTACGAGCTGTCGATGCCCTGCGTGGTGTTCCAGGTGTAGACCACGGTGTCGGTCGGCCAGGCGGCTCCGGCGTGGTCGTTGAAGCGCACGTTGGGGTGGGTCAGACCGTTGTTGGTCCAGTACCCGACGGGGCAGGCCACCGTGCGGGCGGTGATGTAGTTGCAGTTCGCCCAGTAGGCCGGGTCGACCGCCTGCGGGGACAGCGCGGCATCGGGCTGCGCGTCCTGCGGCACCGTGCCCTGCGCCTTCGCGACGGCCAGGCCGGGGTCCTCCGTGGAGGCGACGACGTCCTTGTGGCCCTTCGCCTTGAGAGACGCGGCGAGCTGGTCCGGGGTGACCCCGTCGGCGGGGTCGAAGAGGCTGAGGGCGACGCCGTTGGCGTCCTTGGTGACCTCGTAGACCTGCTTCTCGGGGGCGGCCTTCTTCGCGGCCGCGTTCTGCGCGGCGGTCGGCACGGGGACCGCGCCGGTGCGCTTCGGGAACTGCGCGAGGTTGGTCTCCGGGGAGTGCGCCTTGGCGCCCGGGTCCGGGGCGTTGGGGAGTACGCCATCGGCGGTCGTGGCAGCGACCTGCGCGTTCGGGTCGACCGGGGCCGGAGCCGCGGATGCGGTGCCGGTCAGCAGCGCGGTGATCGCGCCCGCGGTGACGACCGCGCCGAGAATGCGGCGCATGTTCATGGGAGGGAGTGCCTTCCTATCGGGGAACGGAAGGCGCCCGCAGCCGCGGACGCCTCGCCCTTGCGGGGCGTCTACTGCGTGCGGCGGGTGAAGACGTGCGCGGTGATGCCGTACTCCGGCTGCACCTCGACGGAGGTCCAGTAGGTGAAGCCGGGCGGCGGCCCATGGAAGGGGCCGGTGAACGCGACGAGCCAGGTGAGCGCGGCGGCCGGCTCCTCGGTGTCGGAGAGGCACCAGAGCCGCAGGCCGCTCTCGCCGGGGAGCGGTGGGGAGACGTGCACGGGCGGGAGTACGCAGGTGACCTGCTGGCCGCCGAGCGGGAGGATCGGTCCGGGCTGGATGGACTGCATGCGGTCCTTCGGATGGATGGTGGAGGGTGGTGGGCTGGGCCCGCCGGGGGTTCGGCCGTGCTCCCGCTCCGCGCGTCCGCGGTGGGCGGGTCAGTAGGTGGCGCCCCCTGCCCCGGCGGGCCCAGAGAGTGAGGGCCCGACCGTCGGCGGCGTAGTCACCGACGGCCGGGCCGGACAGCGGGCAGGCACGCGGCCTGCCCGCAGCTCAGGTGCCGGAGCCGCCCGCGCCGTTCTGCTCGGCGCGGGAGGCCTGGTAGGCGGAGAAGTGCCCGACGGCATTGGCGTAGCAGGAGATCAGGCCGATCCAGAGGACCGAGTCGTGCCACCAGAGCACGGTGGGCACGACGAGGAGGGCCCAGACCGCGGTGAGCGCGGCGTGGATCCGCCTCCAGGTCCGCGGCGGCAGATCCGGGAGCTTCGGCAGCGTCACGCCCATCAGAGCGCGAGGTGCTGGCCGGGCAGGATCAGATCGGGGTTCGACCCGACGACCTGCGTGTTCTTCGCGTAGACGTCCTGCCAGGTCTCGCCGCCGTGCCGCTTGGCGATCATCCAGAGGGTGTCGCCGGGCTTCACGTCGTACGAGTCCGTGGTGATCGGCTCGATCGCGGCGGTGACCTCCGGAGCGGCGTGCTTCGGGGTGCCGGTGGCCGCCTTCGTCACCCCGGAGTCGTGCTTCGCGGTGCTCGGCGACGCGGGCGTCCGCGGGGTGGCCTTCGGCGGGGTCACGGCGAGCTTGGAGGTGCCGGAGACGTCGACCTTGCCGCCCCAGCAGTGCTGGGAGGCGGCCCAGTCGTTGAGCCCGTTCGCGGCGAAGGCGCGCTCGGCGACGGCGAGCTGCTGCGCCGGGGTCGCCTTGTCCGCGGTCGGCGCGTACTGGCCGCCGCCGTAGCGGAGCCAGGTCGACGTCGAGAACTGCAGGAGGCCGGCGTGCCCGCTGGCGTTGACGACCGTCGGGTTCCCGCCGGACTCGCACGCGATGATCGGGTCCCAGTTCACCGTCGGGGCCTCGCTGATCTCCGCGGCGTGCGCGGCGGGCACCTGCACCTGCGTGGCGAGGCCGACGACGCCGAGGGCGCCGGTGAACGCGGCTGCGCGCATCACCGCAGGTAGATGACTCGGCTTGCTGTGGGCTCCCATCGGGCATCACTCCTCGCTGGTCGATGGGGAGGTGACGCCAGGCCGTGCTTTTCTGGCCCCCGGGGCACGCGGCGTGCCTGTCATAACGGGGGCCGGTAGGCGTCGGCTTGAAGGGGCCGGGCGGGGAGACCGGGGCCGGGATCGCGCGCCGCCATCCATTCGGCGGTGATCCCTCCACCGGGCGTCTCCCCGCCCAGCGGTTGGAGGACCGCGGCCCCCTGGCGAACCGCGGTCCAGTTGCGGAGACAGGATTCGAACCTGCGACCTGCTGGTTATGAGCCAGCCGTGCTACCGAGCTGCACTACTCCGCAGTGCGGGCCCCGCCGGAGCGGGGCCCGCGATGATCAGATCGCGGCCCGGTACCCGGGCGGCTGGACCTGCTCCGCGCGGGCGGGCAGGGGCGCCTTGAGCACGTGGTCGACCAGGCGGGCGGCGGCGCCCTTGGTGTCGAAGCGGTAGCCGAACTCCTCCCAGTCGAGCAGCTCCTTGCTGATGAGCTCGCCGACCGGGCCCGGGTAGAGCCGCGTCGCGCGGAACGCCGCGGAGCGGATCCGCATCTTCTCGTGCGGGTCCAGGCGCGGGGCCGGATCCGAGGGTGTCTGCGGAGGCGGCGGCGGGATCTTCGCCCCGAGACGCATCGCGGGCGCGGTCACCGGTCGTGCTCCCGCCGGTGGTGGTAGACGTCCCCGGCGATGCCCCAGGCCAGGGCGATCACGCCGCCGGTGACCATCGGGGCGAGCACGGACCAGTGCGCGGTGAGCGCGAGGACCATCCAGAGCACCCAGGCGGCGAGGGCGAAGGTGACGGCGACGATGCGGGCGTGACCGCCCAGGAGCCGCCGCCGCGGCACCGGCACCGGCCGGGGCAGGGGGATGACCTGCGCCGGGGACACGGTGAAGTGCGGAGGCAGCGGGACGGTGTGGATCATCGCCGTCCGGCCCTGCGGGGTCACGGCTCGTCCCAGACGACCGTGGTCCGGCCGTCGTGCCCGTGCACCGCCAGGGCGGTGGCGAGGTCCGGCCAGATCACCGTGGAGGCGTGCCGGCCGCGCCAGCGGATGACCACGGTGTCGTCGGGGAACTCCACCCCGTCCGCCACCACACCGGTCCCAGAGACGCCGGAGACGTCCTCGGCCCGGTGGAGTTCGAAGGTGCGTGCCGCCATTGCTCAGGACCTCCCCTGCTCGATGGGGTCACCGTCGGTGTTGAGCAGATCGGGATCCGCCGCGAGGGCCGCCGTCATGGCGTCCTCCTCGGCGATCTCCCGCGTGAGCTGGTCGATCGCGGCCTGCACGGTGTCGGTCGTGAGGACCTCGATCTGCTTGCGCTCCGGCGCCCGGAGCCCGTTGAGCCGTGCGCGCTGGTCCATGATCGCGAGCACGCGGTCGGTGTCCCAGCCGCTCCCCCGCAGGGCCTTGGCCCAGTGCGCCCGCTGCAGGGCATCGAGGCGGAGGTTCTCGACCCGGCGCATCTCCTCGACCTCGTCGAAGCCGGTGTGCCGCTCGATCGCCCGCTGCACCGCCTTGTAGGCGGAGCCCTTGTCGGAGTACAGCGGCTTCCCGCCGCGCTCCGGGTCCGGGGACGCCGCGATCTGCGGGAAGGTCGCGCCGCCGATGAACAGGGCGTAGGCGCGCTCCTGCCGGCGCATAGCGTCCTGGTTCTCCGGCCGGCGCGGGTCTCGCGCACCCATGCCGCGGCCGTTGCCCTGCTTGCCCTCACTCATCGCCGTCGACCTCCTCCGCCTCGTCATCGGCGGCGGCGAGCGTCTCCGGGTCCGGTAGGTCGATCGCGGTGTCGAGCTCGTTCCGGGCCGCGGCGCGCTTCGCGTCGCCCTTCACGAAGACGAGCACGTTCTGGTGGACGCGGACGGCCTTCCGGGAGGCGGTGAACTGCTTGTTCGCGGCCATCGCGGCGGAGCCGACCATGTTGATGAGCACGTGCTCGGAGTAGTAGTCGAGCCCGAGGTCGATCATCGCGGCGATGGTGTCCTGGACGAAGCCGTAGTAGGCGCCGTGGCCCTTCTTGGACCGCACCTCACCGACCACGATCACCGCGAACGAGTCCGGGGCGAGGAGCGCGACGCCCTCACCGAGGCACTGGCGGTAGCCCTCCAGGAAGACCGGGTAGGGCTTGTTGCTCAGGTCCGCCGGGTCATCGGAGTACACCTCGAGGTCGGCGTACGGGGGGCAGGTGAACAGCAGGTCCGCCTCCGCCGGGCACGCCTCGCCGAAGTTCGCGCGGAGCGTCGTGGAGTCGCCCTGCGTCCAGATCGGCTCGGGTGCACCCGCGGGGACGTACCCGGCCGCGGAGATCTGCCGCCACTGCGCCCGGTTGGCCTCGACCTGCTCGCCGCGCAGCTCCCCGCCGTAGTACTGGCGGCCGACCGCGGCGGCGACGACCCCGCGGACGGAGCCGCCGGCGAAGGGGTCGATCACGATGCCGCCCTGCGGGCAGTACCAGCGGTAGGCCAGCTCGCAGAGCACCGGGTCGAAGATGCTGGTGCCGGAGGCGAGGGCGGAGCCCTTCATGCCGTCGTAGTGCTCGTTCACGAACTCGTCGTGGGAGAGCTTGCGGCCGAGCTTCGCCTCGACGGCCTCCTTCTTCCGGTAGTAGTCCGGATCCCGCCGGTTCATCGCGTTGAAGACGATCCCGCCGGACTTCCCCGCCTTCGCGGCCTGCGCGGCACCGTCCGCGCTCTCCGGGCTGTAGTAGTCGGCGAGGAACTCCTGTGTGGTCAGCTCCCGGCCGAGCTTCGCCTCCGCGGCGCGCTTCTTCGCGTAGAACTGCGGGTCCTGCTTCTGCACCCCGCCGTAGACGAGGCCGCCGTCTCCGCGGCCCTCCTCGGAGCGGATCCCGATGGACAGCCACGCCTTCTTCCGGGTGCGCCACAGGCCGGCTCGGGTGTCGAGCACGGTGAAGGGCGGGATGCCGAACCGCTCCGCGAGGATCCCGGTGTTGGCGCTCGCCTTCTCGTTGCCGTCGCCCTCCCCGGCCCCGGTGAGCGCGGCCTCGAGTTCGTCGAGGTCGTCGTTGTCGTAGCCGGTGTAGGCCAGCATGCCGACGTCGGCGAGGTCGGCGAGCATCTCGGCGAGGAGCCGCTCGTCCTGCCCGCCCAGCTCGGTGGAGTGGTTGTCCCCGATGAGATACGCCTCGGCGTCGTCATCGGAGCGGGAGGACCAGCCGCGGAGGACCGGGACCAGCCACTCCCCGTCCTCGCGGAGGTCGATGCCGTCCGGCGGGGTGTCGGGGTTCGTGGCCTTCTGCTTGCGCAGGGTCTCCGCGCGGCCGTGTCCGGCGACGAGCCGGCCGGTGCGCTCGTCGAC